CACCACTCTCCATATGTACTCTTCGCTCCTTTACGTAGCTTTCTTCTACTGTTTTCAAAGACAAATCTTATATCCAACTTAGGATGTTGTCTCTTAATTGCTAGGTGCTTACGCCTATCCGCAGCAGTAAACATCCCCTTAGACTCTATAATTATACCATTATTGAGTACAAAATCAGGAGTATAGGTACGGTAGGCTAGATCTTCCCACTCTATCTTAAGGCTTTCATAGGAAAACTTTACTTTTAAAACCTTAAGTTCATCTGCGAGTTTCTTCTCTAAGCCTGACCTATACCCATACTTCCTTGCATGAGAGAACTTTGTGTAGTTCATCACGTGTTATGAAGCTCTACCATGCCAAAATGAAAACGCACCAGAGCCTGTATTATGTATGTTATAACCTAAAGTCTTTAGCTCCTCACGTATAGTACAGTCTATGTCTTTTCTAGCTTCTAATGCAGCACGTAAGGAAGCAGTACGTTTATCTTTGTACTCACGTTTCATTTCAGATAGCTGTGATTCAGCTTCTCTGATTGCATTTTCTAATTCTGTTAACTCTGTGTCCATTCTTCTAACCCCTTTCTGTTTTCGTTCTTACCATATGCATCATAGTGATGCCTACCATCACGAAACTGTCCATTCTCTACAGCTTCTTTAACGTCTGGATTTGCCTCAAGATAACTCGCTTCAGGAAAATCAGTCATGCTCTACTCTCCTTCTCTATATGCACGTAAGGAACTATCTTAGGTTCCTTTGCACGTGACTTCAATGCTGGCAGTTCTTTCAACTCAGGCCAACAGGTTTTGCGGAAAGAACACCAGCCACACTCACTACCTAGTATTTTATTTCCTGTTAGCCTACCATTAAAGGTTTCATCTACTGCGTCAAAACATCTCTTGAACTCATTCTTATTAACAGTCTTGACTGTCTTGTTAATATGATACATTTCTTCCATCATGTCAATGCCTTTAGCTGGTACATATTTAAAGCTACCATTTGCTTTATTAACTACCCACCAACCACCGGGTTTAAGACCTGATGCTTTAGCATATCCTGCAAGCTGACCTACATAACCAAACGAGTCATGTGCTTTTAACGTAGCAAAGTCTTTGAACTTATTTCTATAGGACCAATCAGATGCAGATTTAATATCATCTACAGCACCATCAATCTCTATATCGTAAGTACCTTTGATCTTAGTGTCTTGTTCAGGTAGGTCTAGCTCTACTGTATCAGCATCTCCATACTCTACCTTTGCCTCTGTTAATAGTCCTTTGAATACTGCCTCTACTATATCTCCTAACATCATGTTCATTACAAAGTTACTAGGTAGGGGCTGTGCTTTCTCAGGCTGGTTCTTTTGAAACCAGAGTTGGCAAGAGGGTCTGCCTATATTAGACATCCTCAAGCCAAACTCACCACGCTTATTGCCCCCACCAAACTGACGAGCTAGTGCGTCCATGACATCCTTACCAATACGTTCTATTGTATCTTTAGATAACACAGCCTTACCATTAGCTGCATCTGTCATGTACTGCGCTAGTGCCAGTTCAGCAGGATGATTCATTACGCTACTGCTTCATCTTCTAGGTCAACAAACTCATTCACTAAGTCTGCATCATCAGCAGACATTTTACGCTTGGACTTATCATTCCATGCAGTAGCAATGTACTCATTATAACTATCTACCCACTCCATGAAGTCAGCAAAGGTAGACTGATCATCTGAAGTCAGAGCAATAGAATTGTCCATGTCAACAGATACTTCAGGGATGTAGAAGCTACTACCATTTGGCAATGGCTTTTCTTCTGTGCCTATAGTTAGTGCATGTGAGATAGGTAGTAACCTCTGCTTGTTAAAGGCATTGTATGTGTCACCTAGTATCTTGAAGGCATCACGATTATCTATCTCCCATATGAAAGGTGTAGTACCAACCTTAGTTTCTGCACCTGACTCATCTACAGGATCGACTAGATCAGCTAGACCAAACACAACACGTGTTCTTTTGATCTGTCTGATTAGATCCTGCTGTGTGGTAGGCAGTGCCTTGAAGTCTTTAATCCAACCACTAGGCTTACCACAGTTGAACCCACCATCGTTGTCTTTAAGATCAACATACAGGGATTCACCCATAACAGTCTTGACAAAACGATTAGGCACATTGCCTGAACCTTTAATGAAACGCTTGTACATAAAGCGTTGTAAGAATGTACGTATCTTAATCTGTGGTGCGTACACAGTGCTACTGTCTGGTACTTCTAACTTGAAGTGTCCACCTGACACCACTTCCATGTTTACCTTCTTACCTTTTAGTTCAGTCTCACCCATGATAGCTGAATGAGCAATACGTAGTCTAGCTAGATTGCTAGTCTGCTTACTCTTGTTACCAGCATCTGCTGTGATGCCCATTGCTTTAGCCATTTCGTCATAGTTATTTGTATCTACTGTTGTTATTGACATGTGTTATTCTCCTCACATAGTTTTTCAAAAGAGCATAGTTATACTACGCAACGTCCTTAATGTCAAGCCAATTATTGCCTATTTTAGATTCTAATAATAGAGGTACATTAATATCAACACCTAGATGTCGTTTAATACATGTATCTAAATTAATATTACAATCCTCAATAGCCCATAAGACTTGTTTTTCTTCTTCTGGATGTACGTCAATAACAATACTATCATGTACTGTATTGACAACACAGGACTTTTTACCTTTCAATAAAGTCTCTATCCATATTAATGCTACAGGTACAATGTCTGCTGTAGCAAATGATTGCACAGGATAATTCTTGATCTGTGTAAAATAACTGATCCTACCACGTGCATTTCTTTGTACATCAGGGAAAGAAAACTCCCTACCTGATGGTGTTGTAATCTTGCCTGTGTTAAGTGCTTCTTTGGCAAGAGTGTTGTGCCAGTTAGCAATACCCTTGTACTTCTCATTGAAGTGGGTGTAGTAGGTAGCTTCTGCTTTAGATCTACCATATCCACTAGCCCCATATAGAGGAGCAAAGGTATGAGCTTTGGCATCTTGTCTGGACATAGCCTGTCCAGCATCTGAGATGATCTTGGCTGTGTAGGAATGCACATCAAAACCATCTATTACTTCTCTGATAGCTACAGGATCTTGAGATAGGTACGCAGCTACACGAAACTCTAGCTGTGCAAAGTCAGCTTCAAGTATCTTGCCTCCATTGAACCTCGATACGAATACACGCTTGACCGGGAACGTACCTCCACGTGGCATGTTCTGCATGTTAGGCTCTTTCCCACTTAGCCTACCAGTAGATGTCATGTGTTGGTTAAGTCTTACGTGTAACTTACCATCAGCTTTCACATTGTTAGCTATCCCACCAACGAATGAGGATAGATAAGTATCCAATGCAGATAGCCTTTGTACCTTCTCAAGAAACTCTAGTGCATCAGTCATGCCTTTAGTTCTTGCTGAGTTTGCTAGCAGCTCTAGGTTCTTTCTGTTAGTAGAGAACCCATTAGCTGTAGCCCACTTAGCATTGGGAGCATTAAACTTTAAACCACCAACAATACTAGTAGGCAGAACATGATACCCATTGCCATCACACGAGTTACACTTTGACATTTTGGCGTATGGTGTTCCATCTTTTTTCTCCTTTCTTATTTTACCTGACCCATAACAATCAGCACAACGCTTTACATGTGACTTGTACACTATGTCAGTTTCTTCCCTGACCAGTTGTTTGAAAGCAGTCTGCCCCATGTATGGATCAAACTTATTAATCCAAATGGATTTATCTACAGGCTTGCGACTGTATATCAGAGTCGATAGTTGCTCTGGACTGCTTAAGTTTAATGGTACATCTCCCATTAATTCCCTTACTTTAGTTTCTAAGTATGATAGTACCTCCTTTCTTTCTTCTTCAAATGCAATACGTACACCTTCCAGTGCAGTAATGTCTACGTTAAAACCTCTCGTATAGATCTTAGCTAATGCAATAACCATCTGATTAGTTAGCTGCACTACATTATGCATACCACTAGCCTCTGTACCTACTAGCTTGATACGCAATTCATGTGCCAGTTGTTGTGTTGCATGTAGGTCAGCACTTAGATACTCAGCTAACTCAGCATGTGGTACATCACGTACTGATACACCTTGCTTGAGATAAGCCTTGAGTGTGTCCTGTTTCTTAGTGTCTAGATCATAACGTTGTGCACATGCTTCTAATGACAGAGGTTGCTTGATACCACGTAGTATCAGATACTCCATCATCATTGTGTCAAACACTGCTCCATTGTAGGTAAAGCCTGACTCCCATAGCCACACTAAGTCATGGCCTATGTTGTGACCAATCAGTACAGTAGCCTGATCTAGCTTGCTCTGTACAATAGCATGACCATTAGGAGTAGCCTCTACTTCACTGTGATCAAACGTAACGATGTCTTCATTGCCCTGATCATCGAGCATACCCACCATAACAAGTGTGTTCTCTGGCTCGAAAGGATCTAGCTGTAGCTTACCTTCACGTTTGATTACTGTGTTTTCTACATCAAGAGTCAGTTTCACTTTTCTCTCCTTTAGCAATTTCTACAAAGTTAAAGTTAGAACTAAACGATCTGCGCTCACCTTTAGTATAGAAAGGATACACACAATGGAACAACTCACTAGGGAATACGTAGAAGTCTCCCACCTGTGGTCTTACCATAAAGTTTGTAGCACTGTAGCTACCTGCACTACCAGATATGAACTGTATGTGACCATGAGAAGGATGATGATCTTTGTAATCCTCTTCCCATTCTTTCTCAATACCTTCAGGTAGTTTCAGATACCCAACACAGGACATACGACATCCTGTATGTAGGTGTACTGGATTGTACTCATGTTCAAACTGCCTGACTAACCATCCAGATACGAACTGCATACTGTACTCAAAGTTATCTGTGTTCAATCTGTTTCTACCATATGAGTTTCGTATAGTAGCTGTCTGATTGTACCTACCTATAAAGTCTTTGACTTCATTCAAGAACATATCTCTCATTGCTTCACTGAAGTGTAGCTCCTGACCTACCTTACCTACCAGATTGTCTGAGTAGTCCTGTAGATCAGGCTCTTCTTCATAGAAACTATTCATGTTCTTTATAAACTCAGGACTTAGTTTCTTGTAGCCCATGACAGGACCAAATGGAAAGAAGATCTGCTCATCTGCATCCTTCTTAGGTGTGAATATATTAACCATGCTTTACCTCCTTATGCTGAAAACAATGCTGTCTTATAATCAAACTCACAAGTTACCATACCATGCCAACCTGTCAACTTATTTTTCGCAATGTTAATATGTCTCTGTGTGTCTTCCTCAGTCTGATTCTCTGTTGGTGGGTTCCTTGCAATCAGGAGCATGAGGTCAGCTTCAGCTGCCTTGCCTGTCTTAGAACCTTCCATCATAGATTGGTTGAGTACTACTCTACCTTCAGCTTCAGCAGATAACTGTGACATATAGAACACAGCACACTCCTGCTGCTTTGCTATCTGTCTAGCGTACATGACATTCTGTTTAAGTACTTCATGTATACTGGCAGAGTTAGCTGTGGATGTAAACTTGTCACCCATATCTAACATGATGATGTCAGGCTTGTAGTATTTACATACTGACTCCACCCATGCCATGTCTTTCTCTGTGCTGTCCTTGAACTTGAGGTGACGAGACTTGGATCTGTATGTAGCTAGATGCCTAGCCTTGTCCTTACGTATGCCTACTGAGTCTGTACCTACTGCACATGTCAGATACCTGTGGCCTACACGAGTAGGTGTTTCTTCATTACAGAGCACAATAACTTTAGCACCCTGATCTGCGAAACCATCTGGCCCCATAACTAAACTGGCATGGAAGCTAGTCTTACCTGTGTTAGACCTAGCACCTATCTCAATAAGCTGACCTGCATTCACGCCCGGAACCTTACGTGCAAGGCTAGGTATGTTGAAGGTCCACTTGCTTTGTAAGTCACCCTCATCAAGTATTCTGTCCATGTTCATGTCTTCCCACTGTACCTGTAACTTAGGTATGAAGTCATCACCATGCACCTCAAGCAGATTACGTAGTGGCTGTAGACTTTTGAGTGATCCATTAACAAAGTCAAAACCTAAGTTGGCAACCTCTTCACCAATCACCTGCTGAAATAACTTAGACAGTACCTCTTGTGCTATGTCCTTACCCATAGGCTGTTGTGTTTTAATCTGACCAAACAAAGCAGAGTACTGTTGCTTCTGTGCTGTAGTCAGTGTTGGATTGTCTGATAAAAAAAGTGCCTCAACTTCATCTGGTGAGACACTGCGATCATAGTCATCCATTGCTTTATCTATTACACGTTTAACTTTCTGTATGTCCTTGCTGAATAGTTTCATAGGGCAACGTGAACCCCTGTGTTCCTCGTAGAATTGCTTCTCCATAAGGCTTCGTATAAGTGAAAGTTCCATAGCTCATCCTTTCATAGTTCATTAAGAGCGTCCATATCTTTCTTGTGTCTATACTTTATATCGTCCTGTAGACGTAGGACTTTTACATTATCAACTACACTTCTTAACTCCTTTGCTATTGCTAAAGTTTTCTTTGATGCATCAGGATCTAATGCTACTACTGCTGTAGAGAACTGCGCTAGGTATTGCCTCTGTTCGTTGGACATGGAGGTTCCCATTAAAGCTACCCCGGTATGTCGATCTCCTCCAACAACTGCTGCACTAACGCAATCCTCTACAACAACAGCTACCTTACCACAACCATGTACATAAGGCAACCCACTATTTCCATATCGCTTCCACTTAGGTATCCGCTTACCCAATGCCCTACCTGTAGCGTCAACTGTAATACCATTGTGTACTACAGGAAACACAACACGATGCTCACGTATGTCATACATCAGATCATGCTCTACTACATCAAGACCCCACTCACTTGCATACTCATAGACAGGGGCATCAGTAGGTACAGGCACTGGCACTACGTACATAGGCATATCAAAGCTAGTGTCCTTTACCTTTACTATTTTGTTTAGCTTATCCTGTATAGCAGTGGCAGACATGCTCACTCTGTTAGCACCACTGATACTACACCCTGCCTTGTAACAGTTCCATAGTAGCTGTCCATTTAGATTGGACACAGTGAATGTCCTACGTCCTTTGCATTCAGGACAATCCATACGTACAGAACTACCATCAGTGATGTCTAAGCCTGTGAGATATTCAAGCATTTACTTTCTTCTCCAGTTCATAATAAAAATCTGCAACTTGATACATTTCTTTCACAGTAGCTACACTCTTTATAGTATTTACTCTAAGAGAAACTACAACTAAATTATCTTTAGTATAACCTTTACTGTTATCTATCCTGTCAAAAGACATATTCCATTGGCTGTTAGTATTAAAAACAAATGGTACTTTATACACAGGACATTTTAAATCTTTAGGTACTAAACTTAATATATCATCTGCTGTTACAGTAAATGGAACATCTAAATTTTTTCTTTTTTTCCATGAAATTCTAAGAGAAGCTCTCCTATGTGATGCCCAATTTTTAGTGATGTCCTCATATGAGGTAACTATTTTTGCATTCTGTCTTCTTGCTCTCCTGAGTTTGCAAAAGTGTTCTCTATTTTTAAGGTCATATAACCTCTTATGCTCTTTGTACTCTGGTGTTCTTTGTCTCTGTCTTTCCCTTTCCTTAACTTCTGGTCTTTGATTGTACTCTCTCATTCTCTGTTTAACTTCTGGTCTTTGATAGTATTCTTTATCATACTGTTGTTTTTCAATTGTACATTTACGTGGCATATCATTCCTCCTTAAACTGTTGTCGTGCAGTCAGCGCACTATTAGCACTAAGATAAGTATTCTTTATGTAAGGCTTCACCGATTGTGGATTAGCATGACCTGTCACTGACATGATCTGTGGCAATGGCACACCTGCCTCTACCATTTCAGTTGTACCAGTTCTTCTAAGATCCATCAAGCGTAATTCATCTGGCAGTTCAGCCTGTCTCATTATCTTCCTACCTATCTTAGACAATCGTTCCATTGAGAATGGTTTGTACTCACCACCATAAGGTGTAGGCATAGGTGCTACATATTTCTGGAAGTCAAAGTCCTGTCGTTGTTCTGTAAGCATATCAAGTAACGCATCTGATATGGGTAGCTGTACCTCTGCACCACGCTTAGACTGTAGCAGTCTTAGTCTACGTGTATTGAAGTCAATACTATCCCATGTCAACATACGCATGTCACCTACACGTTGACACCATTCATAGGCCATCTGCACTATCAGTCCTACATTACGATACACAAAGTCACCATAAGCTACGTCAAGAAACTGACGCACCTGATCCTGTGTCCATACTGTGTTACGTGCAACAGGTGATAGCTTCCTTACTAGTGTGAATGGATTATTCTTAACATACTCCATGTCCTGACCATGCCTGTACACAATGCCAGCTACTGCTGCCACATGATTAGCTAGGTGTATGCCTCGTGTAACCCATTCTTCATACGCCATCCTTGCGTCCTTACCTGATACAACAGATGCAGTTGTTTCACCTAACGTATCTGTCAATATCTTTAAGAACCTAGTGTAGTCTAACTTTGTTTGATCACGTAAGCGATTAAACTCAGATGACTGTAAGTATAGCTTGACCAACTTCTTTAGTGGTATCGCTCTCATTGTTATTCCTCCTGTTTATAATAAAACTTCTGCTACGTATGTACTTAATAACATAAGTATTATTATAGTTAGTGATATAATAAGTTTAACTTTAGTATTGTTTGGATCTAAAGTCATAGTATATATATCTTAACTAAACTACTCATAAGTATAGCTAAAGAAAATGTGTTGATAAAGATCAACGCCCTATCATTCCATAACAACCCAACCCATAACCATCCTGCAATACCTATTGCATGAAAGATTAAGTTGACAGGAAAGATATTATTAGCAGTAAGCACCATGCCCACTGTAAGTAGTACGCTTGCTACCCATTTTATGTACCAGTCGAATGTGTACAGTGGGGTTTTGGTTATTGTTCTTGTTCCTTCATGGTCATCTAACATAATGTATATCCTTTATTAAGTAAAGTTTCCACTGACTCTATTCCATTCAACAGACTTAGGCGTACGCTGTGCATGTCGCACTACTTTCATAAGCGTAGTTATAGGTATCTTGTGCATGGACGCAACCACTGATGCATGTTCCTCACTATAATCAGGATCGTGATGGGCTGCATTCCATACCATTTCAAAGATACTATTACTGTATGCCCTATCCTCTACCATGTCTTCTTATTTTTCTTCAGTGTGCTTCCATCACCATTGGCAATAAGCTCACCTGTACTACCTACATCCACGCCACACATCATTGTGGGGTTCTCTGGTCTGATAATACTGGCAGTCCATGTGCCTGTCTTATTGTTGTAATGTATCAGGGTAATGTGACCACGCCCGGATATACCTCTGAAGATAAGTTCCTCTCCATGTGCACCCTCTAAAAATTTAATCACCTGTTCTCTGTCTCTACATGGTGCAGGGTTCTGTGCATATGCAGTGAGAGGTAGCACTACCATTAGCACTACCATATATAGTATATTCCTAACTCTTTTACCTAACATATTGTATCTCCTTTCAAAAGATAGCGGCTATTAAAAAGCCTACTATTAAATATATTATTTCCCACTCCATGTCAAGCACCAATCCATTCTGGTGTAGGTCTACCTGTCCACTGTAATATGTAGCGTTTATCCTTGCGGTAGTAGGCACGATAGGCTTCTACATAATCGTCACACTTGAACTCATCTGGCATACACTGTGGTGGTGTAGTGTGTGCATCATAATCATCGTGAACCCACCCATCATCCATCTCTGCTAGTACTGCTGTACTTTTGTGTACCTTACCATACCTACGTGTATACTCTCGGCCTATCTCAAGGCCATGATTCACGGCCCATGCAAAGTTATGTTCGTTATCCCTAACCCACACAGTCATAGGATGGTTCTTGTAGGCAGATTTATATACATGCTTTAGGTGTCGTGCAAAACCCCACTCATGCATAGCAGTGCTACACATCTGTGCAGTCTCCAACACCATCTTAACTACATGCTTATCACACAGTTGCTGTGCTGATTTGATTGGGCATCTGTCTATAAAAAATAAGTTCATGTCCTACTCCACTAAATCTATTTTGTATTTGGTTGCACAACACTTTAACAGTATTTCTGTGTAGTAACGCTTGTCAGAAGTTAGTTCCTCTATGAAACCACCTGCCCAAAAATATTCAATAGCGTCCATGACATCTTTCTTAGTTGTCTTTTTCATTGTGTCTCTCCATTCTATCTGTAAAATATATGATCTTCTATTGTTGTAATGTACTCTCTATTCCATGCTGGGTCAACGTCCACTGAATGATAGAACGTAGCACCATCCACTACATTGATTGTTAAACCATATGAATAGTACACCTCTTCTGCTACAGACACTGCCCTGTTCCATGCACGTTGGTCTTTAGGTACATCAGGCTTACCATCACAGTACCAACTGAACTGGCATCTATGCCTGATAGGATAGTCCTGCTTCCAACTGTATGTTGGCCCTTCACGTATGACATCACACACTGTGTCAGGCCATGCAGGATGGTGCACCCTGTTCAGTACGACATAGGCTACTGCCATCTGTCCCACTGTAGGTTGATCACGTGCCTCAAAGTAAATGTTCTGGGCAAGGCACGTAATCGTAGCACCTACTGCAAGTATACTTTCACCTATCATAGATGTACTGCCTTAAAAATCTGTACATCTACCATTGTGTTGCCAATCTCCATGCATAGTGGGATCTTGTCCATCGTAACCTCCATACTCTTTCTTAGGTGCTCTACCTCTAGCACGTTGTAGTTGATTGTTTATACTTTCTTCTTTTTTTTCTGGTAGATTAAAAAATACGTAGCTGACACCGCCATCCACTAAATCTTTTCTACGTTGAAAATTTACAGGGCATTTAGATAACCACCGCAAAAAATCATGTTGTGCTTGTATTCCATGTATAGGCATATCAGGCAGCCATCTCTAAAAATGATGGGTGTTCTACCCACTTGGCTACCTCTAGGTTGCGGTTAAACTGACGCTGTACCTGAGTATCGTTGTTGGTCTTACGAAACTCAAACCTGTCATTGTGAGTAGCGTACTGTGTCATAGCTGAGTACACAGCCCACATGTTATTGCCACGCACATTAGTTTCCTGTAGCACAGAACTAAACATCTTGTCTGCCTTACGTTTAGGCATCATGGACTCAAGCATACTGTCGATCTGATCAAGGTGTACCTCCTTCTCAGCCAGTCGTTGACACCATGCGTTATGCTCACTGTATCCTGCAATCATACCGCCTGCCTTATCAGCAAAGGTAGACAGGTCAAAGTTCTTTGTGTTTCTTTTCTTCAACACAGAGTAGTCACCTGTTACCATGCCATTCGTACAGAAGAAATCTATCAGCCCACCTACAAAGTTGTTAGACGTACTGCCATTAACACTGTGCCAGTAGTTCAACTGCATAGCTGTCTCTGTCTTATGCTTCTTAGTTTCAACCACACCTTTGAGGTCAGGGAAGGTAACAGTCTCCAATGCCCATGCCCCATTACCTGCTGTCCTAGTCCTGATGTTGTAGTTATCAGGTTGCAATGTGTTCATCCACTGCTCACGCATCTTACCAAAGTAATCTGGATGTGACGTACCAGTGTAGGTACTGTTGACCATACCGATACATTCATCTGTGTCAGTACGAATAACATACTTGTGTTTGTCTGATCGCTCTGTAGTTACATAGTCTATGTCAAACTCTGCATGTCCATATGTGTTCATCATGTTACTGTCCAATCTGTTGTGTTTGTTGTTTTGCTCTACGTAACTTACGCCTCTCGCGTTTCCAATCGTCACGTTTAGGTTTCGGTGTTGTTAATTTTGTTATACGCATCTTTTGATATTGTGACTGAGACTGCATCCTCTCGTCCTTTCTTTCTGTTGTATGAACCTTTACCTTTTTTGTTAGGTATAACCTGAGTACGGGGGCGATTACGAGCTACTGCTTTTGCTACTGGATTTACTCTACGTATCTTCATAATCACCATCCCTATACTCAGATCATTTAATTGTTAAGTCCAATGTTGGACCTAGTTATCAGGCAACAAACCTACCTGTTCTACCATCACGTACACCTTGCACCATGTCCTTATGGATGAAAGGAATACTTCTACCTTTATACACCTGATACAACCTACCTCGTGTATCACCACCTGATGCAGTAGCTTTGTTGTCTGCTTCCACTATGCTTCTAGCGTTAGTGATACGGTTTACTCTTACGATAAGTGTTGATGTTGTAGCCATTGTCTTATTCTCCTTTGAAGTTTGTAAATGTTGTAGTGTCTTCTGCAATTTGTTGGGCAAGTATCTGCTCACCAAACTCAACCACAGATATCGAGAAAGGTTCTGTGAACCTACTGTGCAAGTCCTGTTGAATGTGACTAGGTAGCTTGTTAAGTCTTTCAAGTACTTCTGGGTTGTTCTTATAATAAGGCATTGTGTATATCTCCTATGTTAATTACCTGATTAATATAATAGTGTTTGTTAATAGTGTCAAGTAGTAATATCAATGTGCTTGCCAAGCCCCTCCTTTGATGGTTGTACAGTGTCTTTCTTTTCCAGTGGTACAGGTGCTCCTGTCTCCACTTTGTGTGCATGACTGATCTTGTCCTTGTGTCTCAGTACATTGCTGATTGAGTCATACGCCAGTGAACTGTTACCTATGTGATCTATAGTCATTTAGTCATATCCCTCTCATATTTATTTACTCGTATGGTATAGTATTTATCAAACTCAAACACTATCTCTACATTGGTAGGGCAGTCATCCAACCACTCAGTTATAGCCTGTTTAGCTTTACCCTTCTGTATATCATCATAGATTTTGGCAAAGTGTTCTTTACTACCTAATAACATTATAATAATCCTTTCAATATATGGGCTATCACATCCACAGTGAAGCCATTGCCACATATTTTGTAGCGTTGCGTATTGGACACACCCTCTGTGTATCCAGAAGGCAGGGTTTGTAATCGTTCACACTCAAGAGGTGTCAGCTTACGCCAACTCATACCTTCTGTGTACACCTTTGGCTCACGATGACCACCACCCATAGTGGTAAGCGTAGGTGCTTTGCCTTCCCTGTGATAGACACGCTTCAAGCTGTCAATACCTTTCAGGTTAGCCTCACCGACATGGCACAGGCCATCCTTACTGAATACTAGTTGCCTTCTGTGCTTCTCAAAGTATGTCTTGAGATTACCACCCTTCCAGTAGTTAGCGTCAAGGCAGAAAGACTTGTCTCTGTCCACACAACCATCCTCTAGTATGTCCTTAAGCATAATGCCTTTGTCCTCTGGTAGACCTGACTGTGGTATGTTAGTCCAGTATAGTCTACGTCTGTTCTGTGCTGACACAAGACTGCTGTTGATCTCGATAGGTTCCACACCTAGATGTTTGCTGATGACATCCTGATACTTCTGCTTCATGGGTACATTCTCAAACAGAAAGTACTTAGGTCTGAGTAGATTTTTGATACGCACTATCTCCCAAAAAACCTGACCTCGTGGATCGTCAAAGCCCTTACCCTTACCTGCCACAGAAAATGAGGGGCAAGGAAACCCACCTGCCATGAAGTCTATTGGGTCACCATTAAATGAGTGCAAACCTACATTGTGAATGTCACCTACCTGCTGTGTGTCTGACCAGTTCTTCTGTGTTACCTTGATGGCGAACTTGTCTAGCTCACTGGCATAGTACCTGTAGGTTGGTGCTAGTACACCTGCCCTGACCATAGCTTCCTGTAACATAGATCCACCATCACATGCTGAGAATACTGTATTAATCATTTTGTTATGCTCCAATTTGTTATGTGGTAGTAACCACCAATCTCGCTCCAACCATTAAACCTAGTCCATGCTATATCAATAGCTTCTTCTTCTGTATAGCCCTCTGCCATGAGGTCATCAACTATGTCCTCTAACTGACTAGCTATCTGTGGATGTAAACTCATACGTTATCTCCTATTGCTACGTCTAACTCTGTCTCTATCCATACCCTAGCACCACAAGGCAATGGGTTATCTGGTCTGTACACTATGGATGCCAACACCTCGCCATCCTCACTTAGCATATCTATCCTGTCACCATACAGTGTATCGTGATCACCTTGTGCTCTGAGTACAGGTAACCTGTCCTTAGGTTCCCTATGTATATTGCTACGTATATTGCCCTGATTAACGTGTAGTATAGTCATGTACTTTCTCCGATGTTAGGTCCAATGTTGGACTTAGTGAGATGATAAGTGAACTGTCACTCGCTTGCCTATAGTAGTCTGACTAAAGCATCCTGCCTTACATACAGCACAATGTCCAGACAATTTCTTCCAAGTCTTAGGACACTTGAATGCCTCACCTTTCCCTGCGTACTTGGTATCATCACCAAAGTACATGATGTTCCAACCATCAGCAATCAAACTGTCCTCTTCCTCCTGTGTATTGGATGGATCAAGTGACGCATTTAGTGCTATGTTTGGAATAGGGAATAGCTCTATCTGGATTAGCTCACGTAGCAATGTGTTACGCCATGCTCTAGTCGGAACCCACCATACAGTTTCAGGTGTAGCTAATGCTATTTCCTTGACACGATAGATGTCAGTGAAGTCCTTGATAGCCTCACCTCTAGTCATATGTCTAGACCGATCAGTCTGCTTCTTTTTGCGTGATAGATAGGTACGCACTGCATCCCCTGATATACGTTGCCATTCATGTTCACAGCGTTCATCACGTTTACCCATGTTGGGATACATCCTATACAGCTTGACGTTATAGCAGTCTGCATCACAGAAACTAGTCCGATGATCACACGATCCCTTAACAGATCCTACGTCATTGATTGGTCGATCACTAGCGAACATACCGATGTCATCACACCAACGAAATAAATCCTTAATCATTTTAGTAATCCCTAAAGCAAGTTACAATTAAACCTAATGCTACTACAAACCAACAGATAACTAGTATCTGCAATGTGTTAAGCTCTTCCATGTTATTCACTCCGATGTTTAGTCCAACGTTGGACTTAGTTAAGATGTATCTAAGTAATATATACTTTCACTAAAGTATCAAGTATATATTACGTAAGATATATCTAAAGTGATTATCCAGCACAGAATACAGCAGGTTCATTACTGTACTCAATCCCTGCCCAATCCTTAACCTTACGTTGATGGGGGATATGCCGAACCCCATTCTCAAACAGGGTTTGATCCCAATCATAGAACCCATCATAGCAATTACCACCAGCATCAGCTAACCAACGTAAGACATCCTTACGATTAGTCGTAGGGCTGACTAATGTCTCAATCCTACCTATGAGATTGTACATGCTTTGCTCACTACGCTCTCGGTCTTCCTCCTCCTGCTCTGTAAGAGTGGCAACCAACCCATCCCAATGCTCATTAAACTGAGCATCAGACATGCTACGCACCCATTGCATAGTATGTGACATAGGTCTGCAGCCCCATACATCCTTGTGCAAATCGCTATAGCAATTCATGAGTTCATCTCGTGATACTTCGTTAGTCATTTTTTATCTCCATTGTTAGGTCCAACGTTGGACTTAGTTTGCATTAGCAAATTTATTTAATGCTTTAGCTAATGCTTTAGCATCTTTACGTGTTAGATTAACAGGTGTATCCCATCCCATGCCAACATTAACACAGAAACCTTTAGTATCACCACCCCAAAATTTAGTCAGGGTGAATGGTGCGTTTTTAGGTGTGTTCAAAGTAGTAGTCATTTTTTATCTCCATTGTTAGGTCCAACATTGGACTTAATCTGCTTTGCCTTCATACGTAATTGCGACCACTTGTGATCACGCTTGGCCTTTTCAAAGGCATCAGCCATAGCTTGTTCCTGACCTAGTCTATAGACTAATGGCACTTTAGTGTCAAGATCAGGAACTTCATTGATCCAAGAGGATCTCAAAGGAGTATGAGATCCCATAGGGATAATGTGCTTTGCCATTAGCCTACCTCACTTTCTACTACTGAAGTATCAGTAGATGTTGCACTGTCAATCAACATCTCTACAACTTGTTGTAGGTCAATGTTGTGCTTCTTAGCAGTAGCTAAAACATTTGCTACAATGCTTTCAGCATTTACGTTAGAGGATGTATTATCCTCTGTTGATGTTTCTTCTTCATCATCACCACCTTCGGTGTTAGGTCCAACGTTGGACTCATCAGCTTTCTTCATTGCTAACTGCAAAGCAGTCAATGATGTGAAGCCCTTCTTTGAGGCTTTGATGAATGCTAAAGCATTATCATAGTTTTGGTAAAACCAAAGAGCTTCTGATCTTCTTCTTCTGTCGATGTTGGCTATGCCAACTTCTTTCAGTCTAGCTGAACTAATTCTATCACCCTCTGCTTCAGCAGAAAGAGTATTCATCAGTTTACCTAAACGGTAACTTAACTTATCCATCTTGATGGACTCAGTGAACCTCCTCTTTTCAGAGGAAACCTCAGTCTTGTACATTTTAGCTAAAGCTAAACCTTCACTCTCTAGAGTGTCTATTGATGGGATCACTGTAAGTGCTGTTGAAGTAGTCATGTTAAATCTCCGATTTAAAGTTAAGTTAGCCAATGTTAAATAAGTTATTTAGCATTGCATTAGTTGAAGGACTCAGTTCACATAGGATTGTTAATCCTATAGTGATTGTCATACTTACCCAGCAGAACTTTTCGATTAGGTTGCTCATTTCTTTTCTCTCTTTCTTTCAACTGTTTCTAAGTGTTATTACTTTCACTAAAGTATAAGTAATAACACGTAAGAAACAGTAATAGAAAGAAGAGAGAGTTTGGTGTGGTAAATCGGTGACAAAAACTGTGCCAACTACTGCTGCGCGAAAGCTATGCTTTTCTTACGCGGTAGTTAGCTATGGTCCAACATTGGACTTCATTTTTGAGTGGGTGGTATCTGTGGATTTTGTAGTCCGGCGTTGGGGTGTTTTCACATCTCATATTTCGGCATATTCAGTATCATCATGCTGTGACAAGTGATAGTGTATCACTAGCATTGTTAAATCGAAGATTCATAGCGCATAATGTGTTACAGGTCATATGACACACTACATATGCTACATACGCTATGCCTCATATGCTATGCGTCATGCTATACGCGCCCATCCAAGCGCGGTCGGGCATGCTCCACCGGGGGTACGGTAGATATATATACACAGAAGACCACAGATCAGGTATTTTCACTGTTAACCATACAGGCAAGTGATAACTATATGTACCCTATTAGACACACAAATAAATTATTTTCACAATATTTGTATTTTTTAGTTGACAGAGTTTGATTGAGCCATTATAACTATACACTATAATGATCACTTAAGTGAATATTAAAACTATCCCTTCATAAAAACTTAAAAAACATTTAATTATAAAACACATCAGTGAACATTGAAAGTGAAACACTTAAATGGTAGATCAATTATCCGTAATAGATATATTATCAACAATATGGCCTATCTTACTGGGTATAATAACTCTGATTATTGTACTAGCTAAGATGCATGGTGATATTATTGTATTAAAAGAGAAAGTAAAAAGTCTGTTTGATCTATGGAACTCTAAAATAAAGTAGTATGTTAGTTAGAGAACCAGTATTAATACGTATTTATTACTACCTGCCTGATCATAGTAGTTTAGTGCAGGAATTTATATGGGGTACTATGGACATTATTCCAGAATACCCACGTATTAATAAATTTTTAAACTATTGGCATGAAAATATAGACGCTGTAATAGCCAGTATTGACATTGACCCATACAAAGGAGTATAATCTATGAAAATTAAAGCATTCTTTAACGGCATGTACAAATTTGCAAAGAAAGCATTCGCACGTGCTACCAGTATACTATCAGATCCAATGAATAGCAGGGCAATTGTAGGCATAGCTGTAGTTATAGGCTTTGTATTATTAGCAATGAGCTTTGGTATCATTAAATAATTACAGAAACAACTTGACATTTATGAGAAAAGAAGTAAAACTATACAAAGAAAGAGTAATTGAGTCATTTTATGATGCATTAAGAAATAAAACTTTCAGATATTTACATGTACCCCATAGCAAAGTGTTTTATGTACGTGCTGCAATAGAGAAACGTACAGGTATTAGGTACAGTCTGGAACATGTAGAGAATGCTATGGTACTAGAAGGATGGAAAGATGGCTAAAACTCCTGCATGGACACGTAAGGCTGGTAAAAGTAAGTCTGGCGGTCTAAATAAAAAAGGTGTAGCCTCATATCGTAAAGCTAATCCCGGTTCTAAATTAAAGATGGCTGTAACAGGCAAAGTTAAAAAGGGATCAGCCGATGCTAAAAGACGTAAATCTTTTTGTGCTAGAATGAAAGGCATGAAAAAACGGCTAACAAGTGCCAAGACTGCTCGTGATCCTAACTCAAGGATCAATAAGTCTTTGAGGAAATGGAGATGTTAAAATGGTAAAGAAGGTATTAGCTAAACTAGCTACAAGAGGTAGTAAAAAAGTAACAAAGAAAAAAAGACCTGTTAAAAAAGAATTAGAAAGACAGTTAGATCTAGAAAGAGCTAAAAGAGTAAATAAAGAAAAGCGTAAAGAGATACGTGCAAAAGCCGCAGCAGATAAGAAGAAAGTAAAAAAGAAAGCCTCTACACAAAAAGGTATGATAGGTTCTGGTGCTAGATCAGCACCGGGTAAGGGTGCAAAAAATCCAAGAGCAAAAGATGCTGAACCTATGAGAGCAATGTCTGATGAGCTTACTGCTTTTGATGATGTAAGCACTGGGCAAGCAGGTAGAATTAATACAGGTAAATCATTTAATTTAGAATCAATGAGGACTGCTTCTCAACGTAAAAGAGCAAAAGAGTATGCACGTATTGATTCTAAGGATGTAAAAGACAGAACTTCTGATGAGAAAAAATTTCATACTCTATATGAAAAACAAGAAGCAGAACGTAGTCTACGTGCAGATATGGCATCTAGTAATACACAAAGAGCTAAAAATAAAAAACGATCTGAAAAGATGAACCCAGAAGGTAAGAAGAGAGAAAGAATAACTACTGATGATGCAGGTGATCCAGTAACAGGTGAATTTACAGATAAGACTACAGCTAAAAGATTAGAAGCGTTAGAACGTAATGCAGCTGTTAGGGCTAGAATTGATGCAGATAGAGCTAAAACTAAAAGTCGTAGAGATGCATTAAAAAATAAAAAACCAGAAATGATGTATGGCGGTATGGCAAACAATAAGAAGCACATGTACGCAGCAGGAGGATCGGTTAAAGATAATCCCGGTCTGAAAGCATTAGCAAAGCAACGCCCAGATGTAGTTGCTAAAATGATGAAAGGATAAGTATTAATATGTATAAGAAAACAAAGAAAATGTCTAAGGGTGGTGCTACTAAAAAAATGTATGGAGGTGGTATGAGTAAAAAGGGTACGAAGAAGTACTCTAAAGGTGGAGCTGCTAAACGTAGATAATGCCTAATCTTATAAGCAATGTACCCCACTTTAATTGTTGGGTACGTAGAGAGTTCACTAGTAACCATCAAAAGTATCACGGTGAATTTCTACATGGGATTGCATTTGCAGTAAATACCATACCAGACAGATCACTTAGCTTTCAGGTTGTATTTACTGGGTGTGAAATAGACAGGGAAGATGGACCTCAAGAGAATGTACATGGAGGAGCTATGTGGGCTAGAATGCCGATACAGGCACTCGTAGCTGACATACCTCTAGAAGAGTGGCCTGACCCAATGGAAGATCATTTATGCCAACCTTGGGATTGTGAGTCACGAGAGCATGGTACAGTCATTCTGGATAGAGTAAGTTCATCACCTTGGTTGTGTAAGATAGGAGGTGATCTCTATAAAGGTAAATACTTATTTACCGTAGATTACACAGGCAATGATATAGCAGATGATCCTGCACAGCATAAACAGTCACACGTAATATATTTAACAGATGCTGGTAGCTGGACAGGAAACTTTGTAGCACTGCCTAATAATAGAGTAAGGGCAACAAGTCCTGCTCTATGGAGAACTGGAGAGGGTGCACCTGACTTTGTACCGTCACAATGGGTGCACTCAGCAGAAGGACATGAGACATACTTAGATCCATCTGTAACATTTAATAATCTATACGCAAAGGACGTTAAGACAAATGGCAGTAAAAACAAAAGCAAAAAAAGTAATAAAAAAAGTAGCAGGTAAACTGGCAAAGGCTAGTGCTGCACATAAAAAACAGTCTAAACAATTAAGTGCTATTAAATTAAAAAGTGGTGGTAGCACAGTAAACGCAGCAGGTAACTATACACAGCCCGGTATGCGTAAGAGATTATTTAATAGTATTAAGGCGAGTGGTAAAGGTGGTGCACCCGGACAATGGTCTGGACGCAAAGCCCAGATGTTAGCAAAAAGATATAAAGCAAAGGGCGGTGGTTATCGTAGCTAGTTATGGGCTACTATCGCAACTATTATGGATACAGGAATTATATAATGGTAAATGTAACAACAACCTGTGAATGCGGAGAAGAGTTAGTATGTATGTGTAATGTAGGTTCTTCCTGTACATGTGATAGCTGTATAGAGTGTGGCTGTGACCCTGATGTATGTAGATGTGATTGTCATGGCAATGATAGAAATGAAATGTTTAAAAGTCAGAGAGATTTTGAATAATGGCAAGAGCTAAATCACAACAGAGTCTAGCAAACTGGACAAAGCAGGATTGGCGTACTAAGTCAGGTAAGCCATCTACACAGGGACCAAAGGCTACAGGTGAAAGGTATTTACCTGCTAAAGCTATTAAGTCACTATCATCTTCTGAGTATGCTGCTACAACCAAAGCTAAACGTGAAGGTAGGAAACAGCACGTAAAACAACCAAAGGGTATAGCTAAGAAGACAGCTAGGTTTAGGAGAGCTTAATGCTAGGTACATTGATTGGGCCAATAGCTAATCTAGCTGGCACATGGTTAGAAGGACAGGTAGCTGAAAAGAAAGCTAAGACAGAAGCTAAGATTGTAACAATACGATCTGAAGCTACAATAAAAGAAAAACAGGCAGCAGGTGAAATAGACTGGGACATAGCACAGGCTAAAGCGAGTGATAACTCGTGGAAAGACGAGTGGCTTACAATTTTGTTTTCAATACCTCTAGTGCTTGCGTTCATTCCCGGTTGTGAAGACATAGTTCAAATAGGGTTCAGCCAATTACAACTAATGCCTGAGTGGTATAAGTACGCCATTTCGGTAATCGTGGCAGCGTCATTTGGGGTACGTAGTGCTACTAAGCTATTTAAAAAATAAGGAGAAAATAAATGTCAGTAAAAAGAGCAATAGCTAAAAAACTTAGACCCGGTGGTTCAGGTAAAATAACAAAAAAGACAAGACCAGAAAAAAAGAAAAACTATACAAAAGCAGATATGTTTAAACCTAATGTTATTAAAAACCTATCTAATAAAGAATTAATGGAACAACTACTTCGTTTAAATCTTGTACCAAAAGATTTCAAAAAAGGTGGTATGGTTAGAAAAGGAACAATAAAATGAGTAAAGCATTCGCTAGAGCACTAACTAAAAGAATAGGTGGTAGTGGTTCAAATAAAATAAAAAAAAGAAGTAGACCTTTAAATGAAAAAGAAATAAAACGAAAACCCCCTTCAAAAAGAACTGCTATAGAGAAAGCATTTTTAATACGTAAACAAAAAGAAAAAGCCGCAAAGACAGCACTAGATCCTGTTCAAGACGCTAGGCTTAAAAGAGGAAAGAACATTATGGGAGAAGTTATTAGAAAAGCACGAGAAAATAAAAGGAAAAAATAATGGCAGATGAAAATGTAATCGTTGACAAAGCAGCATATCAATCTAACAGACGCTATATGGCATGGACTGCACTAGCTACCATGCTTATAGCTACCACTGCTGTACTAATATGGCCTGACAGGTTTGCAGCAGCAGACAGTATTCTTATGATGATGTATGGTTCATTGTCTGCACTTGTTGGTGCGTACTTTGGCTTTGCAATGCCTAAGAAGAAATAGAAGTGGAAACAGTAAATGGCTCGTAAACCAAAAGATTATTTAGATGCTCCATTAAGTGATGGTGAGAGAGAAAAAGCATACCATCTACTTGCTGATGCTCGTGAGCGTAAACGTAAAGCTATGTATCGACCTAAAGACTATCTAGATGCTCCAATAGGTGATGCTGCCTATGAAGAAGCACAGAATTTACTTAGGGACGCTAAGAAACCTAAAAAAAGAAAACCAACATTGCAAGAAATAAAACGTAAAATAGACGATAAAAAAATTGATTTATCTATAGCAAAAAAAGAAGGTCGTACAACAAGAGTAAAAAGTTTAAAAAGGTCAATAAGTATTTTAAATAAACAAAAACAAACTATGGAAAATAAAAGTAAATCTAAAGGTAGTACCTCTAAAAAAACAACAATGTCGTATGGTGGTATGGCTAATAAAAAACAACATATGTACACTACTGGTGGTCAAGTAAAAGATCATAGAAAATGAAGTACGACTTAAGTAAATTACTTGACATGCTTATCAGAGATGAAGGCATGGAAAGAAAAGTATATAAAGATAGTCTAGGTATAGAAACTATAGGTGTAGGCAGAAATATTGAAGATAGACCATTGACTGTTGCAGAATTACAACACATAGGTTTAGCTGACATGGAGGACTTACGAGAAAATGGAATATCACTTTACGGTGCTAGATACCTCTTACGTGTTGATGTTGGCATTGCTGAACGAGAACTGCTTACTGCTCAACCTTGTGTGGCAATTTTAAATGCACCACGACAGATGGTGTGTGTTAATATGGCTTTTAATCTAGGTATGCCACGTTTAAATAAGTTTAAGAAGATGTGGTCTGCCATAGAAGATGAGGACTATGATCATGCAGCAGTTGAGATGTTAGACAGTAGGTGGGCAGAGCAGGTAAAAGGTAGAGCTACCAGACTAAGTGATATAATGCGAACTGGGGAATTAAATGACTAGACAGTACACAGAAAATCAGGTAAAATTCCTAGATGTACTATTTGACGAAGCAGGTGGGGATGTAGCAACAGCTAAGAAACTAGCTGGCTATGCAGATGGTACATCTACCACAGTAGTAGTTAAGAGCCTCAAGGAAGAGATACTAGAAGCAACACAGCAGTATATGGCACGTAATGCTCCTAAAGCTGCTGTAGCAATGGCAAGTGCACTTATGGACCCTACTGAGTTAGGACTAAGAGATAAGATGTCAGCAGCAAAAGAACTACTGGATCGTACAGGTTTAATTAAAACTGAAAAGATACAGGTAGAAGCAAGTGGTGGTGTGATGCTAATGCCACCTAAAAAACAAATAGAGGAGGATGAGTAAATGGGTATTGGATCAACTATAGGAAGAGCTACATCAAAAGCTACATCAAGAGCTACATCAAAATTACAAAAAAAGAGTAGGGGTCTAGCTCTTGGTTTATCTAAAGATAAAAATAAAACTATACAAGTAGAAGTAGTTCAGGATAAAATACGAAAAGCTGCAAAAAAAGCAGGTACATCAGTAAAAAAATATCGTGCAGATAATCCTAATAATGCTAATGTTAAAAAATTATATGATCTTAAGCCTCATATAAAATCTGATGATGCAATACGTATCAAGAATAGAAAACAGGCTGACACTAAAAAAAGTACACCCAATAAAACAAGCCCATCTCAAGAAAAAAAAATAACTACTACCTTTAAAAGTAGAGGTAGAGGCAGTGCTGGAAAACAAACAGAAGCACGTAAAAAATTATTAAGAGATGCATCTAAAAAAGCAAGAACCTTTACTGGTTTTGAAAGAAGCACAAAAGCACAACCTACCGCAAGAGAAGTTTCTATATTAAGAAAAAAATGGGAAGCTGCTGGTGGTAAAAAAGGAACAGGTAAAAGTTTTACAGATATTAAAAAACAATATTTTGGAAAATTTTACGAAGGTAAATAATGAATAGAAGTTTAGGCAAATGGAAATTACCACAACCAACAGATATAAAGGAAAAAAATGATTGGCTACCT